TATTTCTCTCAAAATAAATGAAGAATCAAATATGAAAATTCAGCAATATATTGTTGGAACAGGTGGAACAAATTTAGATAAATGTCCTATTGATAATGAAATTGAAAATGAACGATTAACATATATAATGAGAGAATGTAAAGAAATATGTGGTTTTTTAGAATGTAATACAAATAATGATATACCAGAATTTATTTTCTATGAAGTAGCATTTGAAGGAGGAAAAAAAATAAGAAAGAATAAAAAAACAAAAAACAAAAAGATAATAAGAAATAAATCAATGAAACGAAAATATAAATAAGTAATAATTAGTTAAAAAGTAACTAATTATTAATATATTAATGTCACTAACAATTCATAAAGATATAACTGATAAATTAGATAATTTTATAGAACATAAGAAAATCCCCAATATTATATTTCATGGAACTTCTGGTTGTGGTAAAAAAACTATATTATTCAACTTCTTGAAAAAGATTTATAGAAATGACAAACTTATGATTAAAAATTATATAATGACTGTTAATTGTGCTCATGGAAAAGGTATTAAATTTATTAGAGAAGAATTAAAATTTTTTGCCAGAACAAATATTAATTTACAAGAAGGTTCTATTTTTAAGAGCATTATTCTATTAAACGCAGACAAATTAACTATTGATGCTCAATCCGCATTAAGAAGGTGTATTGAATTGTTTAGTCATTCAACAAGATTTTTTATTATAGTTGATGATAAATATAAATTATTACGACCTATATTGTCTCGTTTTTGTGAAATATTTATTCCTCAACCAACCGTAAATAATAAAGAAGTGAATTTACATCAATATAATTTAGATAAAACATTCTCTATAATAAAATTAAATAAACAAAAAAAAACTAAATTTAAGACTGATTTTGAAAAAATAAACAAAAAAGAAATTCATTCTATAAGTGAAATTTTATATGAAAAAGGGTATTCAGCTTTAGATATAATAGAATACATTAAAGATTCAGATATAGAGACATTAAAAAAATATGAATATTTGGTTTATATTCAGAAAATTAAGAAAGAATTTAGAGAAGAGAAACTATTAATGTCTTCTATACTTCATTTTTTATTAAAGCGTTCGGATTATACTTTAGAAAATATTTCGTTTATGTAAATGGATGATTATTCAATAACAAGTCTCCAAGAGTCAAGAAATGAGTGGTGCGCACGCCTAATTAACATTCTAACACCACTAGTAATTGAAGGATTTAGATCTATTTTTGATGAATCTTGGAAATTATGCGAGGAAAACGATGAATTAGAGAAATATCTAATGACTTTTCAAAATTTTTTAGCTAGAGTTCCAAAGTGGAATCCTAATATTGTAACAGAAGAAACAAATAGAATTGTAGAAAAAAGTAATTGTGGATATTTAACTGATTTAATTAGTTGTGTTCATATTATTCAGTTGAAAAGTCTAACGTGTATGCGTGTAGGAAATCAACAAAAGAAGATTGATATTAATGTTCCATCTCTAGAAAATTTTATTCATAAAATTTATATTAATACAGCACGAAAGATGTATACAAATATATATTTATTTGAAAAAAATATAACTCCTTTACAAATTCAAAAACACAACAGAGAATTGGAATTAATTGTGAGAGAACAGATTTTAAATTCTATTCGTGATAATATTCCCGTAGAAGATATATTAAAAGTATATCTTGACGAAACTGTTGAGGATGATGTTCAAGTCGAAGAAACAGAAGAGATTATTTCTACAGAACCTGTAGAAGAGAAGGAAGTTGAAATCGAGAAAGTAGATAATGATACTGTAAATTCCAGTGATGTTATAGATGAAACTCCTCTTGAAATAGCTCCTTTAGAAAAAGAAAATGAGGGGGAAAAGAATGAGTCGATTAAATTCGACGATGTTGATAGAGCAGTAGATTTAGACAATAAAATCGAAGAAATAATTGCTCCAAAAACAGAAGAAAGATTAGAACAAATTAGTAATGAGAGAAATGAAGCAAGGAAATTAGAAGAAATGGACGACGATGATGATGATGATAAACTAACCATTGGAGAAAAAATCAATTTAACTGAATTGGATGTTCATGATTTAGAAAAACCAAAAGAACTTAATAAGGTTCCTCTTGGGTTAGAAGAGATTGAAGTATTAACATAATTCGTTAAAAGTATAGTAACTTTATTTATGTTTAATGTAAATGCAGGAAGTGTTTATTTATGCTTTAGCCATATGTACTGTGTTCTTTTTGTATAAATTTTTGGAGATGAAGTTTGTTCCAGAAGATGAGAAGAAACCATTAAAAGATGTCGTAAAGGAGTCACTAGTTGTATATTTTGCCTCGGTCGTCGGAATTTATTTGTATTCACAGTTTGATATTCCATCCACCTCAACAGGAGGTTCAAAAGCCACAATGGCCTTTGTCGATAATACAACTTTTTAAATAATTTTTATATAATTTATGTTATATAAAAATTCTAATTATACTAATACAGGATACTTATCTATATTCATAACTGTTTTAGATTTGTTAATTTTCTTTTTTGTTACAATAAAATCTTTAAATATTTGATTTTCTAATTGTTTTGAAGGAACTGCGTTATGAATAGTTCTAGCTATCATTTTATACAATTTAAATTCAGGATATCGTTCCTCTCCACTTGTTTTATAGAGTATATTTCTTCCTTTATCGTCTATTAGCCAAGAATTTATTAATGATGCTATTTTATTCTTTTTAATAATAATTTCTGCTTCAAAAAGGTCTTCAATAAAATGATCATATAGACAACATGCTAATCTACATAAATCAAAACTAGTATTGGGTTCCAATCGAGGTTTTTTATCATCAAAATATGGTTCACAATTATATTGAGACGCAGCATCACCTTTTTGGTGAAAACTATCACTACACATTGTTTGTCCATTAAATTTATAAATAGCTCTACCAAAATCAATTAATTTGTAAATCTTTCCATATGTTGGAACTTTATAATGAATTCCATTAAAACAATAATATAAAAATTGTTTTTCAGTCGTAATATACATAATATTATTCGTATGTAAGTCATTATGTGTGAATGAAAAAGTTTTTTGAAATGTTGATAAACTAATAATTATTTGAAACAAACAAGAAATCCATTCTTTATTGTTTAATAAATTATTTTCCATTAAATAATCCAATGTATTATCACATTTTTCGAGAGAAATCATCTGAATAGGAAAATCATATAATGAACACATTACATCATGTTCTTCTCCATCATCGCTATCCGAATCCTCATTATCATCAGAACATTCTGAACCACAATCACTGTTAATTTCATCCATTGTATTTGACGATTTTGAACTACATGATGATTCTGAATCGGAGTCATTAGATTTTTTTAATGAATAATTATAAATACATACTTCACTTAAATCATAAATTTTCGTATTAGTATCATCTGAACTAGCAAAAATTTTAAAGTCGTCGCTGTTAAATGAATCAAGTTGTATTTTATCTATTTTATCATTAATAATAAGTTTTTTTTTATTTGTTCTAGAATCGATATTGAAAAAATCGCTATAGTCGTCGGTTTCTAGATTAAAAAATACATTTCTATTATTATGAAAATAATCACAATCATTCAGATATTCAAGGTCATCTACAATATTATATAAAAATTTTTCTTGTTTTCCTATAAAAGCACCGTAATAATCAATGCTATTTATAAAATTATTTTGATGAAGTAGTTGACTAGATAAATATGTAAAAAAAGCGTCTACATAAGCACTATTATTCTTATCTAATAGTTTAGGAAATTTGTTATTTGAATTATATATTGGTAATTCAATCGGTATATTTGCTGATAAATCATATTTACCAGTTAAAAATTTTAATGGGTCAAGTAGTGGAGAGAATTTACAAAATATATCTCTCTGTATGATATTATTTGAATTATCGGATACATTTACATTTAATGTATTTTTTGTTAAAGTATTGTTAACTTTATTAAGATAATACTTTTGATTCAAATTAATACTATTGAAATTGGTTGGATTGAGTGAAAAAAATTTTTCATATAATGGCACATAATTCTGTAGGTTATTAAGGCCTAATTGAGATTCTTCTAAATCATGAAATAAATCATTATTTTTTGTTTTCCGATAATACAAAGAAAAGTCCATTCTTATAATTCTTATTATAAATATAAAACTTAATTCTAACTTATTTTTTTCGTATTTCATTAATTTTTTTTTTCTTATTAAATCATAATTATGAGTTTAGACTTGAAAAAATTTGATATGAAGAATATTAGTTTCCGTCCTGACGAAAATAAAGGTCCAGTTGTAGTATTAATTGGTAGAAGAGATACTGGAAAGAGTTTTCATGTGAGAGATTTATTATATTATCATCAAGATATTCCTATTGGAACAGTTATATCAGGAACTGAAGCAGGTAACGGTTTTTTTGCTGCTCATGTTCCAAAATTATTTATTCACGATGAATATAATACTGCTATTATAGAAAATATACTTAAGCGACAAAAAACAGTAATGAAACAAATTAAAAAAGAGATGGAGGCATACAAAAGAACTAGTATTGACCCAAGAGCATTTGTAATTTTAGACGATTGTTTATATGATAATAAATGGACAAAAGACAAGATGATGAGATTATTATTTATGAATGGTAGACATTGGAAAATAATGTTAATAATTACAATGCAATATCCATTAGGTATTCCTCCAAATTTAAGAACAAATATTGATTATGTATTTATACTTCGTGAACCATATATAGCAAATAGAAAACGAATATGGGAAAATTATGCCGGTATGTTTCCTACATTTGAATCATTTTGTCAAGTTATGGACCAATGTACAG